TATCTCCTCAGGTGCAATCCTCATGTCGGGTGGAGCCCCTGGTACTGCTGGAACTCAAATGCTCAGCGAGCGCATCAACATAGGCCCTCAGAACTGGACCAATGGCTACCTCGTTGGTGTCGAACAAATCTACGTCGCATGTGACCAAAGCATGGCACTATTCTCGGGCAAGTTCAGCGTCGTCCTTGAATGCACCGTTGAAACCTTGTCTTCAAGCGCCGCCATGGCCCTTGCACTTTCCCAACAGTGAGGTCTCTACATGACTCCTGATGAGAAGTTGATGCTTGCCGCACGTCTTCGTGTGCTTGCCGACAGTCTTCTAGTCCCGACGGCGACGTTGACAGGTCTGCCACCATCCCTAGTGCAAGGCTTCGTCGAAGGGACGACCACCGGAGCCGTTGCAGCTGCAAAAGCCCCGAAGAAGAAAAGAGCATCAGCATACGCCCGAAAATACAAGGCGGCATTCAAGCGAATCGCTCCAAAATACAAATTGAAGAACGGTAAGTGGAAGTCCAACGGATTCAAACGTGCGGTCAAAGAAGCACACAAGATAGCCGGGGGCAAGAAGCGATGAAGAAGCGTACACTTCGAGGACAGATACCCGAAGGTCAAATCTTCCAACTCGTCGTTGATGATGGTCGACTTACCCATGGATACAAAATAACCAAGTTTACCATTGCTGGTGACGGTAACCTGTCTGCTGGCAATGACGTTACAGCAGTTTTAGGTTTGAACTACGACACCCCGCCCACGTGGGATTGGGGTGATAATCGCCAAATCGCATGGTCATCAACCAACATTGATGGATTGGCCGGATTGAATGCTCCTTTCAGCGTGGTAGACCCTGACCACGTTGTCATTCAAGACCTATGGATTCAAGGGCAAACCGGGTCGGCTGGTGGCACGGGCGTCATCAATTACCTCATCGAGATGGAACTCATAACTTTGAGTAATGACCAATCAATTCTTCAACTAATCAAGGAGCGTAGCCAAAATGACCTCAGATGAAATCGAATCTCCAATTGAAAAATCCACACGGACTCAACGTTTTGCATCATGGTTGATGGAACGTGAGGAGCGACGTGAGGCCAAAGAGTCCAACCTCGAGGGGCTGGTTCGCTTGAACGTGCTTGTTTCCTTTCTCACTCTCGGTTTGGTCGGTGGCTTCGAAACTGTTCGACTTGCTGTCACGATGATTCCCTATCTCTGAGTTTGAGAACGGCGTTCAACGTGTGCCACCAATTGTCCAAAATCCACATTGGCGGAGAATAAAACGTGTCCTCATCCATCAAGTCGCCTTGATGAGCGACCATGTCCATCACGGTTTGAACAAGTTCAACCTGTTTTTCGTTCATGGGCTCTTCACCGCCTCGGGAATAGTCCAACAATCATCGCAAATGAGCGGTTGCCACTTGCATCGAAACACAATCACCGTGTCGCATGCCGTCATCTTCTCGCATCGGGGGCAAAAGTAGCACATCAGCTACACCTCCTGACGTTGACGTATGGGTCACCTGCAGGTGGCTTAATCCAAACGTACTCTCTTCGACATGATTTTGTCGTTCCATTGCACGTGAGACCCACTTGGACGACGTCGCCCGGAACAAAATCCCATCGCAAGCCGTGGTACGAAGGCTCAGGGCGGTCTTCCGTGTATCGAGGAGAGCGTTGAGCAAGTGGACGGCTGTTCACCTTGCCACATTCACAGAGAAATGTACGTTGCTGAGCCATCAGTCAAACCCCCAACAGATAGGGCAACGTCCTTTTTTGTGTTGTGGGTTGCATTTGTCCTTGGTTTCGCCCCATATTCTAGCACTTTCCGGTGCAATGTGTTGAAGGTCTGACCATGCGTCGGGCTTCACATAAGCCGAACTGGCATGCTTTAGCAAGCATTGACGTACAAACCTGCTAAAGTTGGGTAATCTGTCGGCGATTCGGGCTGTGTCTTCGTCTAGACTGATGGTTTTATTCTTGGCCATGACACTCCTAGGACTAGGTAGTATATGTACTTACTTATACATATGACTCGCACTAGCCTATCAGCCTCTCATCTCTAGCGTGCGATAGCCTAGAAGAAGATTAAGGTGTTGGTTGTGTAGTGTACTTTATAGCCTAGTTCGATGTGGACGAAACATGGCGAAGAGTGATTCTTTCTTTATCCGAGCAAGTGTTGACTGGAACGGTACGACTTACGCACAGAACTCCATTGACTTGGGCGCATACGTTGACGCCTTGGGCAAATCCGTTCTTCGGATTCATCGAGCTGAGGTCGTGTGGGATTCTCCCCTAGACATCCCCGCCGTGACCGCCGACCAAAACCACGGTGCTTTTTTCCAACTTACAACTCAAAACCAATCGGCCATGGTCGAAGTCACCGACAAGTCCGTTATCTCCTCAGGTGCAATCCTCATGTCGGGTGGAGCCCCTGGTACTGCTGGAACTCAAATGCTCAGCGAGCGCATCAACATAGGCCCTCAGAACTGGACCAATGGCTACCTCGTTGGTGTCGA